TCCAAGTTGTGCCCGTGCAGTCTCGTAAAACTGTTCCCTAGCTTGAACCCCTGCAGTAGTAGATGGGACAAAAAGGTTACGACTGTAATCATATACCAAACCCTCAAAACCCATATAAGCTAATTGTGTTTGGGCTTCTTCCAGCGTAAACTGCTCACCTTCAGGGGAAACAAACATAGAATAATCCTCAGTAAACCCCCATCCTGTTGGCGATTCATATAACTGCGGTTGCGCCCCTACCTGTGTTGGAGTAACCTCAGAGGGTCTGTGCCATGGAGATATAGGCATCTCTCCCCACTCTTCAGGCCACCTGAGTAATCGCAGTGGCTTATCACCCATTCCTTGGATACCCGCCAATGAGGGGTCAGTCATAGGGTTATAGGCTATACCCTGTGTAGTAGTTGGCCCCTTCGGGACAGGTATTGGATACCCGCCAATGAGGGGTCAGTCATAGGGTTATAGGCTATACCCTGTGTAGTAGTTGGCCCCTTCGGGACAGGTATTCCGTTATAAGTCCACTGATTTGCAGACCATGCCCACCCCTTTGTAGGAGTTCCCATATGAGCTTCTGCCGGCATACTATCTCCTTATCGTGTCCATGGTGTCGTTGCGGGCGGTTTCCCGCCTATCTGCTTTGTCTTTTCCTTTAACTGTTGCAGTAATTGATTGTTCCCGGGCGTGGGGTTTGCGGATAACGCCTTCTCAACAGCCTCGATAATATCTTTAACCTTCCATTTAATCATTGTCTCTCCTTAAAATGCCTCAGGTGGTGAAAACTCAGATGACCTGCCAGGTCCCCCAGTTCCACCCAATAAAGACATTAAGTTACTAGACCCACCACTCTGCTGAGCTGTTGTAGGAACCCTAGCCTTATCGGGTAATGGTGCAGGCATCTTCCTTTCCTTTATCAAAGCCACGCATCGCTCAGTTAGCATCTTGGATTCCATCTTCTTAATATCGGATAGGTTCTCATCTTCAATATCTTCCGCTTCCTCTGCACATCTCACCGCCATTTCAAATATCCCAATAGCAGGGTCAGCCTTCCTTGACTCCTCTAACTCTAATTCCCTTATCACAGCATCGGGGTCTTCTACCTGAAGTACATTTTCAAGATTGTATCGTAATGGCAATCTGTTATAAGCAGTCTCAAACATAGCCAAATTAGCCAGCTCCTGCCTCTTGTTCTTAGACATCAATCTGAAAGAAATGGTATATTTATCAGGGTCTTTCAACTGAACTACAGAATACCTCCGCTTTCTGCCAACCCCTCCTATTGAGAAGGACGCATCGCTAGCCACTATCCTGTAGGACTCTATCATCCAACGTGCCAACTGCTCACGGAAAACTTTAAGAGCAACCATGCGTGAGTTCTGCAGCCTTGATAAAGCCTCTATCTCCAATAATAACTCAGCCCCAGATGGTGGTTGAGTATAAGCCCTCGGTGCAGTGGGAGCACCATCATCTATCATTTTATGAATGTCTTGTAACGCTGTTAGATTAGCCCTGTTCATGTCCCCCGTTGGAACAGGCACATGTCTTTCACCTTTCTTCCGTTTCTGTGTTTGCCCAGGTAACGGAGGCGCTACTGCTGGAGAAGCATCAGGATTCTCCACCTCATACTCATATGCAGGACGAAGTACATTGAAGATTAAGGATTGCTCAATCGAGAGTGTCCTGTTGAGTTCATCGTTTAACCCGCGTATTAGATAGAAAATGTCCTCACCTTCGTGTTCAACAAACCCTTTATCCCTCAACATGAACCCCGATGGAGGATTAACAATAACGAAGGGCACTTTCTTTAGAGGATTCGCCCCCTCAAAAACTTTCCTTTTCTCTACCCATATCTCATTCTTCTCACTATCCCAGTAATCTCTCACCTCTAAATCCGTCTTATCCCTCGGTATTGCAGAAAGTTCAACACCCCCCTTCTCCTCAAACTCACTAATCAACTCTTCGGAAGTCCTCCAACTTATTGGAGCCACCCACTTTAGTCCTTTTGCTCCATACATGTATGGTGTCCACCTCATATCCAATGGTAGACAGTGTATATTGTATTCCCCACCTTCAATCCACGGATACCACTCAACCCCTATCGGTCCCCTGATACACACGTGATTGCATAACCACTCGAACAACCCAACTACACCATACCTTTGTAGTATGTACTCATCTGCCTGGTAAAAATTATCTTCTATAAACCCCTCAATACGAGCAGCATCCCTGGTGCTTACCTCACCCTCGATAATGGGCTGAAAGATTAACCTCTGCAAATCGGTTATAATAGCATTGGCAAAAACAGCAGCCTTATTACCGGTAACATTGATAACCTGGCTTAACTCCCTTGACCCATCGAAGTTCTTTAACTTATATCCCTCAAGATAGGCTAACTTCCGTGAGTTATCCATACGGTCATACTGCTTCTTTAACCCCGTCATTCTGTCTGTGATTATATCCCATGTGGTTCTGCTCATACTCTCTCCTTAGATGCCCACCAGACGTGCCAGGATGTGGTTTAACCCACTTAGTATACTAAATATAGTCCTCTGACTTAGTATTATAGTTCGAACTCCCCCGATGTGACGCTACGGCATATCTCCTAGCATCCATACCATGACTCCATGTATGCGTAGTGTCATCACTTAGATATACCTGTCCAGTATTGGGCTCTCTCTTCTTGATATAACTGTGGTTCTTCTGTTCCTTGATACACTGTAAGGAGTCCTCAGTCCAGTGCTGCCAGTATGAGTTAACCCTCTTGATACCAAACTTAACACTACCTGGACCTTTCTCAGTCTCCCCTATATTAAACCCCTTACGTCTTAACTCTTCCGCACTCTTGGGTTCATTGGGGTCGGGATATACAGGGTCTCTACCTACACCACATAACGTCATCTCCCTGGCTATATCATCGTTGGTCATGGGTGTGTCAGAATGGAACATCTGCTGACTATACAGGTTGTCCCCTATGATTACGTTCTTCACCAATACAGTCGGGTCTGACGAGAAGCCATAGTCTAAACCATAAAAGTAATCACCCCTCGGTAACTCTTTGACCTGCTTAAAGTTGGGAAAAACTAAGCCCTCTATCTTACCCAGCAGTCCCAACCCATAGATGTTCCACCAGTTGGGGTCTTTCTTTCCAAGCTCCTCTATCTCTAGACGTTTGTCCTTTGGTATTACATCCAATGCATCAAGATAAGTTGAATGGTCATATGCCCACTTCGGGTCATCCTTATAATACTCGTGCGCCCAGAACTGTGCCCTCGGATTCCAGTCTAATATAACAAAGACCTCTGTCCTGGTTATCAGTTCCCTTGCTATCTCCCAGTATAAGGCATCAGCCTCATTGATAAATAGTATATCCCGTCTCATCCCTAATGCCTTCTCATTGTCAGCACTGAGGAACGTGACAGCACCCCTCCACTCTGGCCTATAATAGATATGGTCTGACTTGTTATAACATGGGTTGTTATCTAGTGTCTCATCTAATATCTTGAACCAATCTCGTATACATCCACCCTTGAGGTGCGGGATAGTCTCGGATACTATGTTTATATCTATAGGCTTCGGTGCCTGTTCCGCTATTACCATCAAGGCTTGTAACGCTGAATAAGTCTTACTGCTATATGTACCACCCTCTAATAATATGCCACGTTTACCATCATGCATAGCCTGGAGTATAGATTGATAGACCTTAGTGGTTCTTAAATCAACGCCCATCCCATATCCCGTAATTCTTTATACTCTCAGTCAGTTTCTTGGCCTCTTCATTCTTTACTATAACGTTAATAGTCCTGCCATCCAGTAATATCTGAGGATTAGTATCATATACGTGCTCCATTTTGTTTAGCTCAGTTATCGCCATGATTGCCTCTTTGGGTGTAGCCGGTGACCGCAACTCTGCCCGGGCTATCTCTGATAACCTCTCCTTCCTCTCACCGACTGTGGCTATAGCCTTTGCCTCAACCTTTCCTTGCAACTCCGCAAGCCTGGCTAAAACCTTTTCACTATTTGCTAGCCTCGAAGCATTTGCGTCTATCGTCCCAATGGCATAACTTGGATGATAGGCATCAATATAGGCATCACGCTGAGTCATACCCTTAAAAACATTTATGGTGAATTTTTCCTGTTTAGTGGTTAGCATTTAGTTTCTTTTCCATAGCAGTTTGGACTGATTGCATAGTTAGTCCTTTAACGCCCAGCATGAGTTCATTAAGGGGTATGCCTTCTGCCTTCATACTATGGATTACCTTGGTTAGTTTAATGAGTTGTTGTTTGGTTATTGTTTTCATTTTGGTACATTAAATGTAGATTTGATAGGCCGTTAATAGTAATCGCCTGTGGTGGCCACGACAGTTGTTCTTAGTGCCAGTTTCCCCCTCCCAATTAAGCGGAACCGGGGATTTGCCTACGTAAGACCCCTCGTGGCAGATATGCTACGCTACGTTCACCCCAGACTGGTATCCATTCCTTTTGAGCCACAGTTTAGAATGGAGTTTAGCGTCGATATATCATACGACCAGACCTCAAAAGAGTGCGTTACCTATTCC